GGAGAATAAAAAATGCCATATCAAGTATCACCAGGCGTTAATGTCAGTGAAGTTGATTTGACAACAGTTGTTCCTGCAGTTTCTACAACTGTTGGTGCCGTTGCAGGTCATTTTCTATGGGGTCCTGTTGAACAACCTGTGCTTGTTTCTTCAGAAGAACAGCTCGTAGGTCAATTCAGCAAACCAGATAATAATACATACGAATCCTTTTTTAGTGCAGCTAATTTCCTGTCTTATGGAAATGCACTTTATACTGTACGTGCAAATGATTCATCACAGATTAACGCACACACAAATTCAGCAAATACTGCTAATACATTACTTATTAAAAGCTCAGACGACTATGATGCTAACTATAGCTCTGGTATTTCTGGCGTTGGTTCATTTGCTGCCAAGTATCCTGGTGCACTTGGAAACTCATTGAAGGTTTCTATATGCCCTACTTCAGCAGCATGGCAGTCGACACTAAGTGGTACTTACTCAGTAACTGCAAATACAAAAACTGTTACGTTTAGTGCTAACCAATCATCTGCTATAGCCGTTGGTGACTTGTTAGAACTGGGTCCTACTTCCGGTACTAAAAAGGTTTTAAAAGTAAGTTCAGTAGCTGCAAACGGTACTTCTGTAACACTAGAATCTACCTATATTGGAACAACTGTTTCAGCCAATACAACATTGGTTCGTCGTTGGGAATACTCTAATGTAACCCAGCGTTCACCAGGAACTACTGCCTACACAGCTAACACTGGTGGATCTGGTGATGGTATGCACATAGTTGTTGCTGATGAAGATGGATTGTGGACTGGAATTAAAGGTCAGGTAATTGAAGTATTTGAAAATGTTTCTAAAGCAAGAGATGCAAAAACAAATACTGGAAGCACAAACTACTATAAGGAAGTTGTAAACTCCCAATCAAGATATATGTGGTGGACTGCTCATGAAGCTACAAACACAAGTGCTGGTGCAACTGCACAAGGCACAGCTTTCGGTGGCAGCTCTACACCAATTACTAATTCATTTGTATATGGTGCCAGTGTAAATTCGGTCACTGCAGCTAGCTTGAATACTGCTTATTCGCTGTTTAACAACAAAGACGAATATGATATTTCATTACTAGTCATGGGTCCTGCTGGTCAGACAACGGCAACTCATGCAATAAACAATATAGCTGAAGTTAGAAAAGACTGTATTGTATGTCTTTCTCCACAAAAGGGCAATGTAGTTAACAATTCATCCTATGAAGGAAAAGAAGCTGACGACATTGTAACATATAGAAATACACTACCAGCTTCTAACTATGCTGTAATGGATGGTAACTGGAAATATCAATACGACAAATATAACGATGTATACAGATGGGTTCCTTGCAACGCTGATGTAGCTGGTACAATGGTCTTTACAGATCAGACAAGAGACCCGTGGTTCTCTCCTGCTGGTGCATCTCGTGGTTCTATTAAGAACACAATTAAACTTGCATTCAATCCTAGACAGGCTGAAAGAGATGAATTATACAAAAACTCTGTCAACCCAATTGTAACGTTTGCTGGTCAAGGTTCTATATTGTTTGGAGATAAAACTCTGGCATCTGAGCCAAGTGCATTTGATAGAATTAATGTTAGAAGATTGTTTATTGTTCTTGAAAAAGCTATAGCCAGAGCTGCACAAGCCTCATTGTTTGAGTTCAATGATGAATTTACAAGAGCACAGTTCAGAAACCTCGTAGAGCCATTCCTCAGAGATGTGAAAGGACGTAGAGGCATTACTGACTTCAAGGTTGTTGCTGACGAAACCAATAACACAGAAGGTGTTATATCTCGCAACGAGTTTGTAGGAGACATATACATTAAGCCTAATCGTTCGATTAACTTTATTCAGCTTAACTTTGTTGCAGTAAGAACTGGTGTAGAATTCTCCGAAATTGCAGGGTAACCGAAATCGATTACTAACATTCTAAGAGAACAACATAAATAGAATAAACAAGGAGAATAAAAATGGCTTTTAATGTAAGTGATTTCAGAGGTCAGCTAGAATTTGGAGGGGCTCGCTCCTCCTTGTTCGAAGTTAATGTCTTTAATCCTGTAAATCCAATAGGTGATCTCAAGACACCATTCATGGCTAGAGCAGCTCAGCTTCCGGGTGCAACAATAGGTACTGTACCAATATCTTACTTTGGTCGTCAGATTAAAGTAGCGGGTAACAGAACATTCGATGCATGGACAGTTACAATCATCAATGATGAAGACTTCTTGATTAGAAATGCAATAGAAGAGTGGAATAACCAGATTAACACATTTGAAGGTAATGTAAGAACTACTGGTGACAATCCTTCCTCTTACAAATCAACTGCTACTGTCAAACAGTTTTCCAAGAGTGGAGAAGTGTTGAGGATATATGAGTTTGACGGTATATGGTGTTCTGATATTGCACCCATTGACCTCTCATGGGACACAGAAGGTATACAAGAATATGCTGTAACATTCCAGTACGATTATTGGCGTGTTCAGGGTGGAAGCACTGGTTCTGCTGGTGGTGTTTAATATTATACTAGGGGAATAAAATGTCAAACCAACTGTATCCTAAAGCAAAAGAAGATTTTCTGTCTGGTAATTTGAATCTGTCAAGTAATACTATAACTATTGCTTTGATTGATACTGACATTTATACATTTAGTACTAGCCATGAAGATAGAGCTGATATACCAAACTCTTCTATCGTAGCTGAAGCTAATTTGTCAAACAAAACGGTTACTAGCGGTATCTTTGATGCTGATGATGCAAACTTTACCTCAGTAACTGGTGCAAACTGTGAAGCACTAGTTGTTTACCACACTGATGTGCAAGGCGGTAATACTACATCAAGACTAGTTGCATATATTGATACTGCAACTGGGTTACCAATCTTGCCAAATGGTGGCGACATTACGGTACGTTTTTCTAGTGGCGCAAATAAAATATTTGCCCTTTAAGTAAATATATACTATAATGTTTGTTAAAGAGGAGGTGCTGACACTATGGTGCCTCTTTTTTTATTTTTTGAGGTAGGAAAATGCAACTGTTCGGATTCGAAATAACTAAAACAAAGGCGGAGTTAGATCATCAAGATAACCTCCAAGCCATTGTTCCTTCCAATCAAGATGAAGCAGTACAGGAAATAGCTCCTGGTGGTATCTATGGTACCTATTTGGATCTTGAGGCTTCAGCAAAAACTGAAGCCGATTTAGTTACCAGATATCGCGATATGACTCTTCAAGCGGAATGTGATCAAGCGATAGAAGACATTATCAACGATGCTATCATCATGGAGAACAACGTATACCCTGTTGAAGTAATTCTCGATCAATCCAAGCTACCATCCAGAGTCAAAAATATAGTTAAGGAAGAATTTGCAAGGATTTGTGAATTGCTTGACTTTGGAAATAAAGGTTATGAGATTTTTAAAAGGTGGTATGTAGACGGAAGAATATATTATCAGATTGTAATTGATAAAGAGAACCCAAGAGACGGAATCAAAGAGCTCAGATATATTGATCCCCGTAAAATTAAAAAAATGCGGGAACAAAAACAGAAAACCGATCAGAATACAAAAATTGATATGTATCCTGATGCTAAAGAATTTTACATTTACAATCCTAAGGGTATAACCAATCAGCAGCAAGGTATAAAAATAGCTCCTGATAGTATATGTTATGTACCATCTGGACTCGTAGACTCGAGAAATAAAATGGTTCTCGGTTATCTACACAAAGCTATCAAACCTCTCAACCAACTGAGAATGCTTGAGGATGCAGTAGTAATCTATAGATTATCACGAGCACCCGAAAGAAGAATATTCTACATTGATGTAGGTAATTTACCTAAAATGAAAGCAGAACAATATCTGCGTGACATG